CATCGGTTGCTCTTCCGGTCTTCATCTCCATTCCACCATTTGGTTTCATGGTTATGGGGGTATTGACCGCCTTAGAAAGTTCAAGGTCAAGTGCCTGCTGCCTTTCAAGTCTATCAATCTCCTTTCCAAGGTTCACAACGTCAGCTTCCATCTTGTCGTAGGTTGCTGTATCTTCAGCTGAGATAAGTCCGTCATTTCCTCTCTTTGCATCGAGGAATGCCTTTGCTGCATCCCATGCTTTTGCTCTTTTCTCTCTAAGTTCCAATATCTTATTCATTCATTTCCTCCTAATATTTCAAGAGACTTAGTCTCTTATCGAGTTCACCGATTGCAGTTTCCTTTTCCTTCTCAGGAAACTTCTCCTTCAAGGAGTTTAATACAGTCATCTTGCTGAATACAGCACCTTCAATGGCATGTGACTCTTCCTTTCCAGTCTCAAACATGACCTCATCAGCAAAGCCTAGCTCCACAGCCTTCTTAGCATTGAACCAGCTCTCAGCATCCATGAAGTGAGATAGCTTGGTTCTTGATAGCCCCGTCTTAAGTTCATAAGCATTGACTATGCTTTCCTTAACCTCACCAAGCATTGCTATAGCCTTCTCCATTTCCACAGCATCTCCAAAAGCCATAGTCATCGGATTATGCACCATGAGCATCGAAACCGGGGACATCATGACCTTACTTCCAGCCATTGCAATGACTGAGGCTGCACTTGCAGCAAGGCCGTCTATTTTCACAGTCACATTCCCTGAATACTCCTTCAGCATGTTGTAGATCTGGCTAGCTGCAAAGACATCGCCACCTGGTGAGTTGATCCATACGGTTAGGTCACCACTCCCGCTCATGAGCTCTGATTTAAACATCTTTGGTGTGACCTCATCGCCGTACCAGGTTTCATTTGCAATTGCGCCTTCAAGGTATAGCGTTCGGCTTTCGCTCCCTTCCATGAAGTTCCAAAACTTCCTTTTCATTTTCTTTCTCACCTCCTTCAGCAGTTGTAGCTGGTAATGCACTCACATCAGCCATATCGATCATTGCAGCGTTTACCATGTACTTGTTTCCTCCAAGCTCCTCTGGTATAAGATTCATCTCCTCCAACTCCCTTATGTCATTTGCTGACATTATTCCGTTCTGTCTCATAGTCTGATAGAAGCTTGCTCTTGAAGCTGCATCGCCTCGAAGCCTTCCATTCAAGTTGAATTTAACGAAGTACTTATTTTTATCGTCATATGAAAACAAGGCCTTTTGCATGGATTGCTCAAGCCTTGATACCCAGGGGATTATTGTGTTGTCTATGAAGCTTATCGACTGGTGTTCGATATTCGAGAATGTAGCTCTATCAAGGGATGCAACAAGATGTGGTGGCACCCTGAATATCCTGCAAATTTCCTCAGTCTGGAACTTCCTTGTCTCCAGGAATTGTGCTTGCTCAGGCGGTATTCCAATGCTCTGAAACTTCATTCCTTCCTCGAGGACAGCTACCCTATGTGCATTGCCGCTGCCTTGGTATACAGCATTCCAGCTATCCCTTACTCGCTTAGGATCCTTAACAACACCCGGATGCTCGAGAACTCCGCCTGGATTAGCCCCATTAGCGAAGAATGTTGCTCCATACTCTTCTGTCGCTATGGCCATTCCCACAGCATTCTTTGCCATGGCTATTGGCGAGTATCCAACCAATCCATCAAAGCCTAGCCCTGGAATGTGAAGCACGTCCTCTCGTCTGAGCTTGGTTGAACCTAATTCATTCCTGTATTCGTAAATCAGATCTCCATTTGAGTTCCTATCTACTGCTATTCGGTCTGGGAGCAGCGGATACAGTGACAACACATTTCCTCTACCATCTCTAATGATCTGAGCATAAGCATTGCCCCAAAGCAAAAGATGACTCATAAGTGTTTCTCTGAACACAAATGAAGTCATCTCAGGATTTGGTTCATCATGGAGAATTCGGTAAAGCCTGTGGTCCAGGGCCTTTTCCTTGCCACTTGGTGTATGCTCATATACATGAAGCGGCAGGCTAGCAATTGTTTCAGCAAGGATCCTGACACACGCATACACCGCTGTGGTCTGCATTGCTGTCCTCTCGTTCACTGTTTTGCCGCTACTGGTGCTTCCAAAAAAGAAACTGTAGTTGCTTCCATAGTATGTATTTGCGATTGGCTTATCTCTTGACCTGAATAGCCTTCCAAGTATAGGTATCTGCATTTTCTACCTCCTCCAACTAATTCTGTGCAAACTAAAAGCACCTCTTTCGAAGTGCTTGGCTGATAATTCTATTCTCCATAAAGTATGAATTCCAGGTATTCTTTCTTGTACTCGTCGATAAACAATACAAGTTCAAAGTAGTCATTGTTGTAGGCTTCTCTCTGGACACCGTAGATATCAAACATTGAATATTTGCCTGAATCTCGGATGTCCAAAATTTGCTCCTTAAGATTGTCCGTTATAAGTCCTGGTTCAGTATAGTAGCTCGCATATCGGCAAAAACTGTAACCTTCAGATTCACAAAGCACACCTTCCTTAGCTCCCTCAGCCTTTACATAAATACAGTGGTAAACTCCATTGGTGTCCACGTACATTGCATGTAGGTTCTGCTCAATAAAAGGATAGTCATCCAAAAGGTTAGCCGCAAAGTTGTCATATTCAACTTGGGTAAGCTCCACAATCTCTTCGATGACATACTGTGTGCCTTCAGAGGGCCTTGAAATCCTCGACTTGAGCTCCTCAACATTAACCGGCTTCCTTAAAAAACAGCCTTAGCCATTGCGCTTTCCTCCTCGGATCCCTTCGTAATCAAAGTTGCCTTTCCTAATCTCAGCATTCTCTGCTTCGACTGCCTTCTTGTATTCCTTGTCCTTAGTCTCCTTTACCAGGCACTCCATGCAAATGCAGTCTGTGTTGAACATCGACATTATCCTTCCATTCTTAAGTTCCTTGTGTCACCTATCGCAGCGTGTTTGGGTGAAAAACCTATCACTCATCTTTCTTCCTCCAACTCTTCCAAGGCACTCTTGAGTTCCTCTAGGATGTTGCTCGCATACTTCTGAGCAGTGATGTTGACCTTCTTTCCGATTGTCTCAAGATCTCTTTCAACCATCTCTATAAGTCCTTTCAAGAGTTCAACTGCTTTGGTATCCTGTACCTTAATTCCTGTTGGGTGGAGCTTTCGGAATGCACCTTCTTCAATCAGGCTCTGAAGCTCTGTCTCGCCATACATCATCACATCTTCATCCTCGACATTGATATTCTCAAGAATGAAGTTGCTGCCCCATTTACCTATGATTTTGCAGACTGTCTTGCCATTCTTTGTGACTAGGAAATCACCTTTTTTCATACACAAACCCTCCTCGGTTATCTTGTTATTACATATATCACTCTAAAAGCTATATATAGCAAGTTAATCTTGAGATTTGTGTATTAGTTTAGCACTAGGATCCCTCGATCATCATAAACGCTTGTTTTTCGTTCTGAGCGTAGTGAACGATCAAGAGCCATGATTGTTGCTACAGCGCCATCAATTTTTTCAGTACTCTTTTCTTTATCAGGTTTGATATTTCCAGCAGGATCGGTTCGGATGAAGATATTATCCATCATCCATCGGAGAACAGGATGTCCACCGTGGGCTAACTTAGTTTCTAGAGTCAGTTTCATTAGCTCCTTAGTCGGTGGGGCCATGTCTTTGAATCCTTGGCCGAAGGGGACTACTGTAAAGCCCATTCCCTCCAGGTTTTGTACCATCTGCACAGCACCCCAACGGTCAAATGCGATTTCTTGGATGTTATACTTCTCGCCTAATTTTTCGATGAATGATTCAATGAAGCCGTAGTGGACTACATTGCCTTCAGTGGTCTGTAGTAAACCTTGCTTATGCCAAACATCATATGGCACATGATCTCTCCGGACTCGAAGATCGATGTTTTCTTCTGGCATCCAGAAGTAGGGGAGAACGATGTATTTGTCACTTTCGTCCTCAGGCGGGAATACCAATACAAAAGCAGTAATATCTGTTGTACTTGAAAGGTCAAGCCCACCGTAGCACAGACGGCCTTCCAGTGATTCGAGGCTGACTTGGAACGAGCATCTGTCCCACTTGTCCATGGGCATCCAACGTACAGCCTGTTTGACCCACTGGTTGAGTCTAAGTTGCCTGAAACTATTCTCCTCTGCGGGATTTTGCTTAGCGCTCTCACAGGCGGCTTTGACTTTGTCTATTCCTACAGTAATTCCAAGTGAGGGGTTTGCCTTTTTCCACACCTTCGGGTCGGTCCAGTCATCCGCTTCATCCGCCCCATAAATCACTGGGTAAAATGTCGGATCGTTTTTTCTACCATCAAGAAGATCTTGTGCCTTTTGATGAATCTCATAACATATACTGTTTGTATCGTTACCGGCTGTGGTGATAAGAAAATACAGTGGCTGCATTCTTGCATCACCACTGCCTTTGGTCATAACGTCAAAGAGCTTTCTATTTGGCTGTGTATGAAGTTCGTCAAACACTACACCGTGGGTATTGAATCCATGTTTATTTGAAACGTCTGCAGAAAGCACCTGATAAATACTCCCGGTTGGTAAATATATTAATCGCTTTTGGGAATCAAGGATTTTCACTCGCTTTGATAGTGCCGGGCATAGTCTCACCATGTCAGCCGCCACATTAAAAACGATGGAAGCCTGGTTACGATCCGCAGCACAGCCGTAAACCTCAGCTCGTTCTTCACCGTCACCACAGGTAAGAAGAAGTGCCACAGCGGCTGCCAGCTCCGACTTTCCCATCTTTTTAGGTATCTCCACATAAGCTGTGTTAAACTGCCGATACCCATTTGATTTAATAGTTCCGAATACATCGCGGATAATT